AAGAAATTATGCAAATAATTCAAGAAACGCTGCCAGAAAAATATCACGATGCTGTCTGGGAAAAAGCGATGGAAAAGTTGCTGCAAGCCGCTGAAGAAAAGATTGATGCTGGGGAAGTCCGTGCTTTCATGTAGCCCCCAGCCCCCCGGGGTTGCGCTATCCCTAGGCCGGGCATCAAAGCGCAAGAGCCCCGGAGGGGGACTACCAGGTGAAAGGAGGAAAACCTGGCGGCGGATTCAGAATATCACAGAAAGAAATCCTTTGGTTGACTTGCAAGTTGGCAGCGGGGCTGGTATCTTGAGTGACACAACAAGACCCGCGGGCCGGACATCAGTTGAAACTTTTCCTGAAAAATGGAATCCTTTTTGTGCTGCCCGAAAACTGAATACGAATTTGGAAAAGGTTCCCCGAACCCCTCCAAAATGGGGGTTAGTTGGTAGGATTAGGAGTTATGTTCTTCTCTTTACATTGCTCCCTTTGCTTAACGGTGGTGTAAAGGAGATGTTTAATACCATGTCTGAAGAACGTAAACCAGGTAGACCAGTATCTGCGAGAACACTGAGCCGTGCAAAGAAAGCGGCCATGATTCCAGATGCTGCAGTACTAGAGGTATGGACTCACTGGATACAGGTAATGCGTAATGAGTCCAAGAGGAAGCCAGTCTTAGATGCAACCCGCAAACAAATACTCGGGGCTGCGATTCACGACTACGAAGTCCAGGGATGTAAGGACGCCATAGATGGATGCGCTCTCTCGGAGTTCCATATGGGTCGTAACAAAATGAACAAACGCTACGACTCGGTGGAATTGATTTTCAGAGATTCTGAACACGTTGAGAAGTTCCACGAAATTCTGGATAAATCTACAGAAGGTAAGGGAGACTGGTGAACAAGCAAGAACTAGAAGACCTGGTGGTCAGTGCCTACTCTATGTATAACCAGATTCTTCTGGATGTGGATAGGAAGAACATACTGAGGGCCTGGTGGGAGATTCTCCAAGATTTGCCCTACGGTGGCGTAAAGCAATCTCTCACGGACCACGCATGCATCTCCCCGTTCATGCCCAAGCCAGGAGACTTGCGTCGCCGGCATTTGGACTCGGTCTCCGAATCAGGGGAGCCGCCATCACCGCTGGTTGCATGGAGCGTCGTGACCAACACCGTGGCGGATAGCAACTCAGGCGTGGCACCCGACACCTCCAAACTACATCCTTGTATACTGCAAGTAATTTCCGACCTCGGCAGCGCTGTCTACGGGTTGCGTAACACAACTGACCAGGTTGCATTCATGAAGGCGTACGAGCAAGTAGTGTCTTCGTATCAACAACAAAAGTACAAAATTTCCTAAAGAGGAGCACGTTGGTTGTGTTTTCACCCGTTTCTAACAAGTCAGATAATGCAGTAGCCAACACGGATACTTCTAACCCTGGCTATCAAAATGCCACAATCTCCATCCGTATGGACACTCCTTCCCGTGGTTGCCCCACTTGCGTGTATTTCACCGAGATTCCTGGCTCCCGATACGGAACCTGCCATCGGTTCCCCCAAGCCGTGACGGTGGCGGAAGACTACTGGTGTGGCGAATGGCGTTCACTCCACGGAGCGTTTGATACGAAATGAAGCGCAATCCAGGCCGTCCCCCCAAGACTCCCGAGACCCCATATGTCCTGATGACCATAAGGGTCCCTGCTGAGTTCAAGCGTCTCCTGATGGAGAAGGCTGATGCCTACGGTATGACGATGACCGAGTTCATAAAGATGGTGGTTGAAAGAGATGGGTCGTAAGCCTAAGAAGTCTCGTACGCCTAAGGCTGTTCATACCCTGACAGTCAAGGTGACTGGTGCTGAGAAGAACCTCTTGATAGATGCTGCTCGTGCCCAAGGCATGACTCTTTCAGACTTCTTAGCCTGGGTCGCTTGGGATTACTGCCAGACCCAAAAGGGTCACACCCCTGCTCCTGCTCCCTACCCAAGACCTACTCCCTCTGATTACCTTCGGATGTACCTAGAAGGTGAGAAGGTTCTGATGCCTTGCGGTAAAGAAGAGTGCGACATGCAGATAGTCACCTTCGGCTCTGCCGACTACTGCAACACCTGCTCCTTTAGGGTTGGTTAACCCTCTCCCCACATCTGACTAAGGGTGGGTCTTGATGGTTTCTGCCCTCTGCGTCTTTGCTCTGCAGCCAACTGTCTTGATGTCAGTCCTGCCCATACTCCATGCATATCCGCTGCTGGAAACTCTAGTGCGTACTCCAGGCATAACTTTTGGACTGGGCACGACTTGCATATGCTTCTTGCTTCCGCAATATAGGTAATGTCCTTATGTTCTTTGGGGAACATGAGATTAGTTCTCCCTTTACAAGCAGCATGCTCAAACAAGTCCAAATCAGGTATATCAATAGATTTATCTGCTTTGGGAATATTTTTATGGCTACTATTTGAATCCTTAGTACTCATTACTACTCCCTATGTAATCTCTCACTAGTTCTCTCTTCTCTCCCCTATGGGATTAACCACATATCGGGAAACATGGCAGAAGTTCTGGGCGCTTCATCTATCATTTCTCATCCTGAGATTGCTGAACAAAGGTGTGATATGGCCCACCCGAATATGGGTCAAACTTCGCAGCCGTACTTAGCGCCTTGATGACCGCCTGCTTTGACTGGTAAAGTGACAAACTCTTACCACCCGTCGTTGCGTAGAGTGCGCCGAGCGCATAAGACGAACCAGTGCCACAGGCATACAGACCTGTTGACTCTGTACTCCAAGAGTAGTCCTCTTCAATAATGTAAATAGTTCCATTAACAACGAGGATGATTGTGGAGCCTTGCTCTGCTTTGTGTTCTCTTGAAGAGTCCTTCTCTGGAGCCGAGTAGCCCTGAGTGTCAAAGCACTGCCTAAGAGATGGTATTACCTTCCCCGTTACAAAGGAGTCTAGTTTCTTCCCCTTAAGGCTTGGTGCCACAGTTGGGGGTTGGTAGACATGGTGAAGAAGATTGATGGCGCGCAGGTCACCCGCTGCTCCCAATAGAAACTTGCCTCTTGCGGCAATCTTTGATGTTCCAGGACCAAGATGCGAGTATTGGTACGCAGAACCATCGGAGCCATAAGAACTTATTCTTGTATCAGAGCCGATAATGGCAAAGCCGTCTCCCTGGATACCTGCAATTGTTGTCATTTCGTCACCTCTTAAAGCGACGATACAACAATAGTCTTAGTCTGTCAATTGTCCTTTTTTGCCCATTTGTACATATTTCTCCAATGGACCATCTGCCATAGGACCCACATCGCCAAAAAACCAGGTTTGTTGAAGACTATTGAATAAATTAACCAGGGAAATGAGTGGAGTGCAACAATTAAATGTCCGTACCACTTCTTATTCCCAATGAGGTAACTACCAGCAACTCCGATTAGTTCCATCCCAAACAGAAGCCAAGTCCATTGGCCTTCGCTCATTCTGCTCGGTACTCTTTGCCTCTGAACATTGTCCAACCGTTGTATATCGTTGCGACTTCGTATGAGAACTTGTGGTCACCATCGTCTTCGTATTCAACGACTCCAACACCCTGTTGCCAGTTCTCAAAGCGAGTAAGTGGACGACCGTCTAGGTCTACGCCCCCACGGGTACTAGGAATAGCACCATCAATACGAGCAAGACACCCAGGAGATGCAGCCATAATGGTGCGAGCACCACTGTAGTCTTCGCGTGTTTTAAACGCCGTTTCAATGCGGTGAATGTGTCCATAAATAACCGAAACCTTTTCTGCGTTGAGATATACATGAGCGGTTGAGCCAGAAGACTTAACACGGTCACCGTGGATAATCTTGAGTTTCTTGTTAATCCACAGGTCTGCTGCTGGATATCCAGGCTTGTACTCAACTCCGTAGTCTTCCATTCGGCAGAGATACGGAACAGAAAGAACTGGCCAAGAGTCAGGAGTCATGCCTTTACGCAGTCCATAGGCTGCTCCAGCATTCTGAACGAGATACTTCGGCATACGCTCTTCATGGTTTCCTGCAAGCCAAACGATTCGTGCATGAGGTGCAGCGTCTCGCATTTGTGCGCAGAACATTGTCGCTCTGTCAATAGATGCCTGAGTGGTCTGTGCATATGCAGGATAAGTGACGTACTTGCCCATCTCTGGAAGGTCCAAGTTGTCTCCAACACAAGCGATAAGTTCTGGCTGGATGTCTTTAATCATCGCAAGAACGATGTCAATAGCCTTGTCATCGTGGGTTGGCTCTAGTTCGCCGTTCTTATTGCGGAAGAATCCGAACTGTATATCAGGTACGACAACACAGGTTTTGAAGGTTGATGGAGCCTTCGGTTTTGTCTTTGACTTTTGTACTTGTACAGGCTTGCCTTGTTGGATTACTGGCCAGTCTGGACCAGTCTCCCATTTAGGTGAAAATTGAATAGCCGCAAGGTCGTGAATTTGTGCTTCACCCTGCTCATCTTTAAGCATTGATTGATAAAGAGAGACACGCTTAATGTCGCCAATCTCGTTGAGGTCAATGTTCTTGCGCTCAAGCATGTCAGCGAGACTTCCAAGAAGTTTCTTCTTAGCGTCGGTTACTTCTGATTTGGTTGAAACCTCATCAAGTTTTGAAGACAGTTTTTTTGACATTATTTGTCACCTTCCTGGTTAGAGGCGTTGCGGATACAGAAACATGGAGAACTCTCAGAAAAACAAATTCTACGCTTGTCTCTGAAATGAGTAATGCCAAAGTTGGCCATTCCTTCTTCTTGTAGAACCATCATGATTTCATTAGAACTTGCATCACTATGCATTGCCTTGACAAAAGAATCAAGGTCTTCGCTGCTCATCTTTGACATCTCCATGCCAAGAGCACATAACTTTTCGTTCTTTTGCCTGACAGAAAGTTTCTCTAGTTTGTCTTTCAGCATTGCGCCTCCTTTAAGGTGACAACAGATTAGAACACAATGCACACAGTGCGCAAGCATGCTAATCTCATTATCTCACCAACGGAGTCACCGGATGGACAACAGGTCAATCGACAAATTCAAGAAAGATATTGCGGAAATACTCGGCGATAAAAAAGAATTGATTGAACAGATACTGCTGTCTATGGACGAACACAGAATAATTCAATATTCATCTCCTGATGAGGTTGCGATTATCTCAACTCCAGGCAGAGTAATTTTTGCGATAATACTTGACCCAACGATGACACAGCGAGCCATAGCGATTTATCTAGGAATAAGCGAGACTATGGTTGAGAAAACCATCAAAACCCTTACTGACAAAGGGTTAATTACAAAGACAAAAGTCAATCGCAAAAATGTTTATCAATTCAACAGAGATTTGCTGCTAAACAACGCTGATATACAGCGTATTCCGCTTATGCTTAATAAGATACTAGACCTGGAATAAACACTATCTGCGTGTTGTAAATAGGCTTTTCCCAGGTATTGTTTAAATCCTAATGGAACTAGAAGATATTATTGACGAATCAGGCGCTAAGCCGATACCAAAACCAAAGCCGCCCACTTTCAAGTACGGCTCATCAACATACAATGTTCTCGCTTATGCCTACGCCTACGACAAGGCTATGACGATTGACGACTTTCAGGAAGTAAGCAACAAAGGATTTGCGGACAAGAACGCCATCAAGAGGGCTCTGACTGTTCTTGAAGAGAACAAGGCAATGGTTCGTCTAAACGACACATACTGGCGCATTACCCCAAATGGGATGAAACAAGCCTTAGGGCTCGCTAGAGCGCACAATCCGCAGGCTTCTAAGCCTAATCCTAGGAGACGCTAGACACCCAGGCTTGGAAGGTGTTGTCGTCTATCGGCATGAACCACAACTGACAAGCGTCTAAGTCGTGGGGGTTTCCTCCGAGCGTCCAACAGATTTGTATGGATTCAGCCGCATCGCACGAACCAGCATTGCACTCCAAGCCATAAAGGTCAACAAAATACTGTACGGCGCAGTCGCCAGTCGGTAGGCGACACGGGTCCTTTTCCTGATTGGGGCAGTCAATTCCGACAATTTTTACCTCAGACCTGTCTATGCGCAAATGGATTACATGACCATCGTTGTGCCAAACCATATCAGTAGTCATGTCACCCTCTGGTTAAATCTGAAAAAAGTGGCCTATCTCTTTAAAGAAAGGCCGGATAACAAAATAGTACTACTTAGTCTTTCGTCTTTTTGTCAACTTTATTAAAGACTTCATTTATCTCGGCTACAGAAAGTTTTCCGTCATCAAGGAAGGCTCTAGCCAAGCCTTCAACAACGGTGGCGACGCCAGCGATTCCAGCCATGAGGCATGCTTTCCAAAGTGGTACGCCAGCAATTGCTCCAGCACCGATAACACTCAAACCAGATGCTGCGAACACAGCAAGAATACGAAGTATTAATGTTTTCATTTCTACAACCCCCGTTGTTTATTTAGATTGATTTTTTAGCACATACTGTTGAACAGTAAAATGCACCACCTTTTTCTCTAACCATTCCTTTTACAATTTCTCTTGCGCAAGAACCGCATTTGCATCTGGCTTCTTTAGAGCCATAAAATTTAATTAAAGAACCGTAGACAGCAGGGTCTAGTGCTATTTGCTTAGTTTGTCCTGCCATCGGCTTTGCCGGTTTTTTACCTGCCATTAGATTTCTCCTTTTGCATGGTCACGAATGTGCTGGTCTAACTTTGTTTCGTTACGAACAACCGTCGCCTCTACACGGTCGATTGAACGACCTAGGTTCTTTCCGATGATGTCAAGTTTTTCTGAGACAACTCCGTGGTCGGCTTTATTTTCGCGACGACCCTTTTCAACAAGGACGGCAACAACAGCGCCTACTGCAGTGATGAGAGCAACTGTAATTGCTTCCATTTTTAATTAGGCACCAGGCTTAGGAAGTGCGCGCCATGCTGCTTCAAACTTTGCAGCGTCTTTTGCCATTTCTGGAGAAAGTTCTAAATGCAACCACTTTCCTCCAAAACTTCCAGCATTATCAGACTCGGTAAAAATTTTTACCCCAGCCTCGTTTTCCCCACGAGAGCACCTAAAACCTCTTCCATACCCCTGGTTCTTATCCTTGGGGTTTGCGTCAAATGCGTAGTCGTGAATCTCTTCAATGCCAAGTTCCTTGGTGTACTTGATGAACCAGTTCCACATTTCAACTCCAACCTTGCGGTCGGTGTATCCAATGTCTGCAGCGGCTCCAGTGGCGTGAACGCTCAGGAACTTCTCCATTCCTGGGTCGCCAATCTTCTTGCCTGCAGTCTTGGAATTTCTCATCAATCTGGCGGAATAAATCCCCATATTCGATGTTTTCCATCTTTTTCCACAGAGTTCAACGAGTTTCTCAGTTCCAGGCTGTGCGCCTTTTCCATCAAAACTTGGATAATAAGAATATTTTCTTGGCATGTCTATTCCTTTTTAAGAGCGGATGGTTAATTTTACCACTTATGACTATTCGTCGTCATCGCTACTAATAAGAATTCCAAAAAAGTAAACAGTTAAGGCAATGCCAGATATCCATAATCCGTAGGTTCTTGTCTGCCCACTGAGTGTTATCAGAACAAGTGCTGTTCCAGCAAGAGTCCATGACAAGTCACTCAATCCATCTTTAAGTTTTTTAAACATTAGTTTCTCCTAGATACAGGTACGGGCGCACTAAATATTGCAAGAGCACTAGCGCCAATAATTACTCTTCTTGTTCCAATAGGGACACTTGAGCCAAGAGGAACATAGGTGTCAATTGCACCTTGAAAGATGTTGACCTCAGACTCCAGTGCTTCTCTGACTTCGGTTGGTGCGTCTTGAACTGCTTCAACCAGTTGGGCTGCTTCTTCTGCTGTTACTGCGCTGATATCAACAGCGTCAAAGATTTCTGTTGCCTGTTCGCCATCAATGCTTTGCAAAACCTTTGCACTGGTGGCAAGTTCAGTAGCCTGGTCTTCAGTAACACCATTCTCAATAATTGAGTCAACAGCACTGGCAACTTGCTCTTCAGTGACATTGTCGCTTTCCAGGATGCTGACAACTTCAGCAAATTGTTCCTCAGAAAGTGGCTGGTCCAGTACTGCGTCAATCACAGAATCAAACTTTTCATCAGAAAGAGGTTCATCAAAAACAGCATCAAGGACTGCGGAAAGTTCTTCTGTTGAAAGGGGTTCGGAAAGAACCTCATCAATAACAGATTCAAACTGTTCGTCAGTAAGCGGCTTATCAAGAATGTCGCTCACTACTGAGCCAAGTTCTTCGGCGCTTTCAAT